GGGGCCGCCGCGCTCACCAACATCGGTGTCGCGCTTACCACCGCCGCTGACGGCGCGTCGGTGACGTGGATGGAAGTCTGACCGTCCTCACTGTGGGGTGCCCGCCCCTCGGATAGGGCACCCCACCCCACTTCTTCCGTTTTCCTGCCAGCCCCCGCCGGACATCGGTGCGGGGCTGGTCTGCATGCCCGGAAACCGGGCACACCCCCAGAAGGGAATACCTTCCATGCCCGGACCGAGCTACCCGCCGGCTGGCCCCACCATCTCCGGTGAACTCGTCACCATCTCCCGGTTCCTCCAGTCCCCCACCCTGATCGGCCGCCGGCTGCGGGGGCTGCCCGACCTTCGGTTCGTGTCGGATCAGATCCTCACCCGGCGACTCCGCACCTCCGGTGGCGCGGTGCTGTACGAAGTGTCCGAGCCGATCCTGAACACGCGGCCGGTGAAGGCCGTCGCGCCCGGCTCCGAGTACCCGCGTGACACTCCCGCGCAGGGTGTCGCCGCCCTGGCTGCCGTGTCGAAGTGGGGTGAGGCGTTCTTCATCTCCGACGAGCGGATCAAGCGGTCCGTGTACGCCGGAGACGAGATCGACCGGCAGCTCATGAAGGCCGTCAACACGGTCGCTAACAAGATCGAGGGCCTGACGATGGCCGCCGTGTCGTCGGCGATCACCGCCACGCAGGCGGCGACTGCCGCGTGGAACAACTCCGGTGCGGCGATCTTCCGGGACGTCGAACTCGCCGCCGCGAAGGTCACCGACCTGAACATGGGCTACAACCCGGACCTGATCCTCATGTCCACCAGTAAGTACGCCCTGCTCATGTCCGACAGCATCATCGCGAACCTGCGCCGCCGCGAGGCATCCGACAACCCGATCTACGGCGGGGACATCGAGCGCGTCGGCAAGTTCAAGGTCGTCTACACCAGCGCCGCGAACCTGCCGTCCGACGACGTGTGGATCCTCGACTCGCAGCAGCTCGGCGGTATGGCCGACGAGATCAACCAGGACCCCGGCTACGCGACCGGCGCGTACAACATCCAGGTGCAGACGCAGCGCCGCCCGGAACGGGACGGCTGGGACCTGTGGGCCCGCCGTCTGACCGTTCCGATCGTCACCGAGCCGGGTGCGGGCATCCGCATCACCGGGTCCTGAGAAGGGGGCATGTCATGGCTGACGGCAAGCGGTATGTGGTGACCGGCCACTGCGTCACGGTGGACACGTTCACCGACGCCGGCTACCAGCGGATCATGTTCTACCGGGGGCAGACGCTCCCGGAGGACGTGAGGGCGGAGCAGATCCGCCACAACCTCGACGTCAATCTGATCGCCGAGGTGCCCGGTTCGGCGGACACGGGTGTCGACTCGGCGGGCGCTGCGGTGGCCGGCGACGAACGTGTCGGCGTGTTCGAGGGTGAGCCGGGTGAGCGGTTCGACGCCGCGAACTCGACCACCCCGGAGCAGGGCGCGCAGGGCATCCCGGACGACACCACCCGTCGTTCCGAGGCGGACGCGACCGAGGCGAAGCGTGCCGCCGCGCGGGCGAAGCTGCCCGAGGACGGTTCCCCGCCGAAGGCCAGCAACGGCCACGACGTGTGGGTGGAGTGGCACGTCACCCAGGGCGGCAACTACGACGACCTGGTCAAGCAGGACAAGGCCGAACTGGTGAAGCTCGCCCAGCAGCGCCAGCAGTAACAGGGGCTGCTCTCCCGGCCATCCGACATGACAGCGGGTGGCCGGGAGACGCAACAGCAGGTTCACGTCGTGACGACCAAGCCGTAGGGGGTGCGCGGTGACAACCGTCTACGACGTGGGCGACACGATCACCGCCGTGCTGCGTCTCGACGCAACCCCCGACGGCACCACCAACGTGTCGGTGAAATGGACCCGACCCGACAACACCACCGCCTCAGGCAGCGAACCGGCCGCAGCCGGACCGGAGTACACATCCACGATCACCGCTGATCTCGCCGGGGACTGGCTTGCGGTGTGGACCGTCACCGGAACCGGGCAGGGTGTGACTGCACAGGTGTACCCGGTGCGGGCGCTCCCGTCGGCGTCGGATGATCGGCCGTCGTGGACGCCGTTCCTCAGCCAGGTCGCCGACCATGTGCCCTACCTGACGGTAGACACCGTCACCCCCGGCTCGGCCGTACACCTCGGCACGTTCACCGCCCGTACGTGGCCCACCGACGAGCAGGCGCAGCGCCTCACCGACGGCGCGGTCACGTGGGTGCAGTCGGCGATCGGCACTGTCACTCCCGCCGTTTACGCCATGGCCACGCAGGTCGCGGCGCTTCGGGCTGCGGCGGCTATCGCCCGCGCCTACCCCCGCGATGACGGGGACCTCGCTGCCGCTGCCGCGTTGGATGCCCGCGCGGACGCCGACTTGATCCGCCTCAAGGCCGCCAACGATGCTGCTGGCGGTGGGGACGGGAGCGAGGTGCACCTGCTGCCTGTCTGGTCGTTTCCGCCGCCGGTACCGCACGGGGACTGGCTCCTTTGAGAGGACACCAAGTGACTCAACCAGCCGGCGAGCAGATCAGCATTCCCGTCTACATGCGGGTCGGTGACCAACCCGAAAGTCACATCGGCGACCTGTACACCCGCGACGGTCTACCCGACTTGCTGGCTGCCGCCGCCGAGTACATCAAGACCCTACCCGTCAGCGACGAGAGAGAGCAGTAATGGCCGACTATGCAGGCCAGGCCCCCACCAGCGCCGGCACGGTTCTGACCGAGCGTTCCGGTACGGCGAGCGCGGACACTGTCCCGGCCGGTGCGCTGGTCATCGCCCGGAACACCGGTGCCGGCTCGCACACCATGACCTTCACGGTCGGAGCCATGTTCGACGGGCTCGCCGTGTCGTCTCGGGTGGTGACCATTGCCGCCGGTGCCGCATCCGCGATTCGTGTCCCGGCCAGCTACGGCAACGCCAACGGCCTGGTGCCGGTCGCGATCGACGGCACGGCCTCCGAGTTGAAGTACTACGTGGTGGGGGCCTGATCATGCGTCCGAGTCCGCAGTACATCGCGCAGCAGGCCATCGCCTACAACGGGGTTCGCGCCTACAACCCTGGTGACGACGTGCCATCGTCTGCCGTTGAGAACCTCGGCCTGACCGTGGGTGTGGAGGTGCTGCCCGCGCACGCCGAGGTGATCCCCCGTCCCGCCGGCAACGCCAAACGCGCCGAGTGGGAGGCGTACTGGCTGGGGCAGGGCATGCCGCAGGCCGACATCGACGGCATGACCCGTGACGAGCTGGCCGCGAAGGAACCCGAGGTGATCCAGCCTTCGGAGACCGAGCAGGCACAGCCGATCACCGCCGCCCCGAACCCTGCCCCCGATCTGGTCGCCGAGCAGGCCACCGACCAGATCGTGCGGCAGTCGGTGGAACGCCCAGGCCAGAACGCCCGCAAGGCCGACTGGGTGGAGTACGCCGTCTACCGGGGCATGCCGCGTGAGTCGGCCGAGGAGTCGACCATCCCGCAGCTCACCGAGGTCGACTACGACACCCTGTTCGGTCCTGAGCCGCCGCGATGATGCGTGCACCCGCCTGCCAAGGTTCGACCGGAGGAGGGCGAGTGTGGCGCGGATCCGCTGGAATGCGCGCGAGGCCGAACGGCTACTCAACTCGCAGTCGGGGCCGGTCGGTCGGGACCTGGCACGAAAAGGACGACGGGTGGAAGCCGAGCAGCGGCGCACCGCACCCGTCTCGTCGGACGGCTCGCATGGCCGCCCGCCCGGCTACCTGCGCGACCACACCTACTCACGGCTTGGCAGGGACGATCGGGGTCTGCACGTCGATGTCGGCACCGACGCGACCACCCCGGACGGGTTCCCGTACCCGCTGGTGCAGGAGCTTGGCTCCCGACCGCATGTGATCGAGTCGAAGGGCGACTACCCGCTACGAAACCCGCAGACCGGCCAAGTGTTCGGGAAGCGGGTGCAGCATCCCGGCACCGACCCGCAGCCGTGGCTACGGCCCTCCCTCGACGTGCTGCGAGGCGAATAGCCCTCAGTGGCGTTGCCTGCTGCGGCGGCGGTAGGCACGCCGTATCCGCGACAGTCGCGGATGCCGCTGACGGAACAGCAGCCAGTAAGAGGCTGCCGACATGCGCTCTACGGACAGCGATAGCGAAACGCACGTTCCGGCGAAACTTTGGGTGAAGCTGAGCCCGATCTCTGCCCCAGCTTCACCGTCATGCATCTCCTGAATGCATGGCTCATCGGTCGAGCCGAGGCTGATCCATTCGCCACCCCAGTTCAAGTCGGTGCCAGCCGGGGCGTAGTAGAGGTTTCCCATTGGCTGCACAGTAACGCTTGGCTGGGAGGTGCGCGGTGGGCACCTTCGTCGATGCTGAGGCTGCCGTCGCCGCCTGGATCAACTCGCTCACTGACACTCTCGTAGGCGTCGGCAATCCACTCCCCAAGGGCGCGCACCTGCACGCCCTACGTGGGGCCGCTGTCGCCCCCTACGTGCTGCTGTCCCTACTTCCAGGGTCAACGGCGTTCGGTGTCGAGAATCCCGACCATCGGGCGCGGGTCTCCGCCTCCGTCTACGGACCGACGAAGGAAGCCGCCACCAAGGCTGCGCTCGGCTACGCAAACGCGCTGTTGAACCTCGACGGCCGCCCGCAACCGATGGGTGTGGCTGCGACAGGGCTAGTCGTCGACCCGGACTCCATCACCGGCCCGTACTGGTCACCCGACCAGGCTGGGCCACGGCTCATCTGTGACGCTGACTTCTACCTCCGTCCCAGTTGATCTCGGCACCCGCGACCCGTAAGGGCCTAACCTCCGAACAGATTTCTTCCGTGCCCTCTCGGTCTCATAGTCGTAGCGGTTTCGCTCGGACTCCCGCTTACAAGAACGACAGGCTCGTCCCGACCCGCCGCTCTTGCGCACGTAGCTGTACGTGTTTTCTTCGTCGTACGGGTGCCCTTTGGGGCAGTGGGTCTTACTCCGTTGCTTGCGGTTGAACTCTCCCCAGTCCCCGCGCTGAACGTTCTCGCGATGATCCACCTCTTCAAGATGCGCGGGCGATGCGCAGGAACGAACACGGCACAGATGGTCGAGATCCAACTGCACGCCGCCATTGAACAGGGCATACACGACTCGGTGAACCCGGCGGATCTTCGTGTCGCCGAAGTCCTTGTTTCCGATCACGCCGTATCCGTGCTTGTCCTTGGCTGCCGACCAGATAAGACAAGGTCCGACCAGCGGTCGACCTAGCCGATCGAGCGCCATCGGTGCCGGCGTCACGAGCAGGCGAGTGAACAGAGCGACCGGCAGCGGTCGATATGCGGGCATCCCTATATCTTAGCGGGAAATCGCGTAGCGCGAACCGTCCCGCTTCCTTTCCACTAATGGGCGTAGCGCCCTCAGAAAGGGTGTGGTTAAAATCCCGGCGATAAGTGTTCCCAAGAACGCCCTGAGCTTCGGGGCCGGATACCTCTACTGGGCTCCGCTCGGCACCAGCGTGCCCACGTGCACCGTCGCCGGATCGGTGTTCACCGACACCTGGCCGTCCGGCTGGGTGCCGCTCGGCGTCACCCGTGAAGGCCACGAACTGTCGTACGAGCTGAGCACGGAGGACGTCGAGGCCGCCGAGTACCTGGATCCGCTGGCGACCGTCACAACCGGACGTACCTCGGGCATGAGCTTCGAGCTGATGCAGATCCACGCCACGAACCTCAAGCGCGCGTTGAACGGCGGCACGATCGCTACCTCCGGTGCGGGTGACACCCTCCGGTCGGAGTTCTCACCGCCGAACGTGGGCGAGGAGGTCCGGTCGATGATTGGCTGGGAGTCGCAGGATCTGACGGAGCGGGTGTACGCCGAGCAGGCTTTCCAGGTGGGTAGCCTGACGATCGCCCGCCGGAAGGGCGCGGACAACGCTGGTCTTCCGCTGGAGTGGCGGTTCGAGATCCCCGCGTCGGGGAAGCCGTTCGTGTATGTGACCGCCGGAGCCATCCGTGGCTGATCCAGTAACTGGTCAGCCGGATCAGGCTGACGTTCGGCGCGCGAACACGCCGCGCTGCGACGTGGAAGTCTTCACGAGGGGCTCGCCCGGTTCGGGAGTTCTGCTGCCCGCTGCGCTGCGCATCAACGGCGAGGTGGTGTGGACGCCGAAGGGCACCGTGTACACCGCGACAGGCGGGGACGGTCAGCCTTTGACGCTGACGTTGGAGATCCTGCCGACCAGCCTGAAGTTCCTTCCCGGTCCTCCGCCCGAGCCTGAAGGAGGTGACCGGTCGTGACCGTGCACGAGATCCAAGCCGCCGCTGAGGGCGTTGACATCGTCGGCGGCGGGCAGAAGGTTGAGCTGCTTGGCCGGCAGTTCCGCATCGCCGAGAAGGTCGGCTTGATGCCGCTCATGAGGTTCGCGGTCGCGGCGAAGGCTGGCGCGAACGCCGACGACATGGAGTCCCTGGCCGCCATGTACGGGGTGTTGAAGGACTGCATCGACCCGAACGAGTGGCCGGCGTTCGAGCAGCACGCCATGGACACCAAGGCCGACGGCGAGGACCTGTTCAAAGTGGTCGCGGACGCCATCGCGGTGCTGTCCGCCCGCCCTACCCAGCGGCCCACCGGCTCCTCGGATGGGCCGCCCACCACATCCCCGACCTCGAAGGACACCTCATCTGTGCGGGTGCCCGATGGGATCGAGGAGATGGTGTCGGTGAACGATCTGCTAGCCCTCTCGACGCGCTGACCCCACGGCTGCTGTGCAACCTCGCCTACCACCTGCTGCGGCAGGAACTGCTGCAAGCCCTGGTGATGTGCGAAGGCAAAGAGCGGGCGAGGGTGTTGGAGCAGTTCGACCTGGACCTGTATGCCCCGCTGGATGGTGGGTGGGAAGCCGCTGACCGGCGGCTTCGGGAGGTCATCAACAACGCCTGACCCGGTGGGGGGTGGTGTTGGTGGCCACGCCTCTCGCCGAAGCGTTCGTGCGGATCAGGGCCGACAGCAGGGACTTTCGGCGGGAGACGGAGCGGGACGCGTCGGACGCGGGCGACAGGGCTGGCAGGTCGTTTGGTGGGTCGTTCACCCGCAGTCTTGCGGGTGCCGCCCGGAACGCGTTCGCCGGTGTCGCGCGGGAAACGACCGCTGCGGCTACCACTGCTGGATCGCAGTCGGGCCGCACGTTCGGCGAGCAGTTCACCCGCGATGCGACGGGCCGGCTCCGTGACTCGCGGGGCCGGTTCGTTGCTGCCGGGGCGGAGGCCGGTGAGGGGTTCGGTGAGGGTTTCACCCGAGACGCGAACGGCCGTCTGCGTGATGCTCGCGGCCGGTTCGTGTCCGAGGGTGGCGGGGCTGGTCAGGGGTTCGGGCAGGCGTTCCGGTCAGGTGCTCTCGGTCCACTGTCAGGGCTTGGTACTGCTGTCGCTGCGGGCATCAGCCCGGCGGTCATCCCTGTCGTTGCTGCGGCGACGGCTGCGTTTGTCGGGTTGGCTGCGACGGCGGCTGCCGCGTTCTCCGCTATCGGTGTTGGCGCTCTGGCTTTCTCCGGTGTCGGTGATGCGGTGTCGGCGATGGATGCCGCACAGAGGGACGCGGCGAAGTCGTCGGCGTCGCTGGCTGGGGCGCAGAACGCGGTGGCGAACGCGGCTGATGGGGTCCGGTCGGCGGAAGCTTCTTTGGCGAACACCCGCCGGCAGGTTGCCGAGGCGAACCGGCGTGCCGCGCAGCAGGTTACCGACGCCGAACAGCAGCTCAGCCAGGCGCAGCGCGAGGCCCGTGATGTGGTCCTGGAGTTGGACGCGGCCCGGCAGCAGGCGACCCGCCGGCTGGCTGACCTGAACCAGTCGGTGAAGGAAAACGCCTTGTCGCAGCGGCAGGCGAATCTTGATGTCGCTGAGGCGAAGCGGGCTTTGGATGCGGTGCTGGCGGATCCGCGTGCGACCCGTGAACAGCGGGAGCAGGCGCAGATCACCTATGAGCGGCAGGTTCTCCAGCAGCAGGAGTTGCAACGCCGCGCCAAGGAGCTTGCCGACGATGCGGCGAAAGCTAACAAGGCCGGTGTTGAGGGATCCAACGAGGTTGCGGCAGCGCGGGATCGGATCGCTCAGGCGAATGAGCGTGTCCGGGCGGCGGAACGCGACCTGGCGGACGCCCGCCGGACGCAGACTCAGCAGCAGGTGCAGGGCCAGTTTCAGCTTGCGCAGGCCGCTCAGGCGGTGGTGTCGGCGCAGCGGGCGTTGCGTCAGGCCTCTGTGCAGGCTGGTGTGGCTGGTGGCGCGGCGATGCAGAAGCTGCGGGACGCACTGTCAGGGCTGTCGCCGGCCGGGCAGGCGTTCGCCAAGTTCATCTTCGGGCTACAGGACGAGTTCAAGCAGCTGCGGGACGCGGCGCAGGGTGGCCTGCTGCCGGGAGTGCAGTCGGCTATCACGTCGCTGCTGCCGTATCTTCCCGCTCTGGAGCGTTTCGTCGGCAACGTGGCGGCGAAGATGGGTGAGCTGTCTGTACGTGCCGCTCAGGCTCTCACCTCCCCACTCTGGCGGGACTTTTTTGGGCTGATCGGCCGTGAGGCGGTGCCGTCGCTGGAGCGGCTGTTCCAGATCAGCGGCAACGTGGCCCGTGGGTTCGCCGGCATCATCAAGGCGTTCACCCCACTGAACGCTGATCTCGGTGATGGGCTGGTTGGCCTGACTGAACGGTTCGCGGCCTGGTCGGAGACCCTTGGGGAGTCGAGGGGCTTCCAGCAGTTCCTCGACCACGTGCGCACCTACGGCCCGATGGCATTGAAGTTCGCCGGTGACCTCCTCAAGGTTGGCGGGAAACTGCTCGTGGCGTTGGCTCCGCTGGGCGCGGTGATGCTGACTGGGCTTGGTGCCGTCGCCGAGTTCCTTGCCGGACTCGATCCGGGGGTGCTGCTGGCGTTCGCCGTGGGGATCGGCTCCGTTGTTGCCGTGATCAGCGGCAGCGTGGGTGCGATCGTCGCCGCCGCCGCCCTGTTCGTGGGTGCCTGGGTGTACGCCTACAACCGGTTCGACTGGTTCCGCAAGGCGGTCAACCTGTGGTTCGGTCTGATCGCGGACACCGCGACCTGGCTGTGGCGTAGCGTCATCCAGCCGGCCTTCCGGGGCATCGCTGATGTGGTGTCGGCGGCGTGGGCGGAGGTCATCCAGCCGGCTTTGCGGGCGGTTCGTGACTTCGTGGTTAACACCCTCGGCCCGGCGTTCCGGTCGTTCTACGAAAATGTGATCTCTCCCGTCTGGGAGCGCATCAAGCTTGCCTTCAACATTGGTGTAGCGGTGGCGAAGGTCGCGTTCGGCGTTTTTCAGATTGCCATCAAGGCCGCCGGGTTGGCGTTCTCGCTGCTCTACTCGTCGGTGATCAAACCGGTGTGGGACAAGGTGCGTCCTGTGCTCAGCGCCCTCGGCGAGTGGGTGCGGGACAAAGTCGCTCCGGTTTTCCGTACTGGCGTTGAGGCGATCGGCAAAGCGTGGTCCGCGATTCAGGATAAAACCAAGGGCCCAGTCAAGTTTGTGGTCGAAACGGTGCTGAACAACGGCATCCTGGCCGGCTACAACAAGATTGCCAAACTGTTCGACGTCAAGCCGAACAACGTGCATATTCCCCTACCGCCAGGATTTGCTAGTGGTGGTGTACTGCCTGGCTATACGCCTGGCCGGGATGTGCACCGGTTCGTCTCGCCCACCGGCGGCATGCTGGACCTGTCCGGCGGTGAGGCAATCCTACGTCCGGAAGGCACCCGCGCGCTCGGTCGAGGCTGGGTGGATGGCATCAACCGTGCTGCCCGCACCGGCGGTGTCGCCGGGGTCCGTTCGTTCCTCGGCGGCTACGCCAACGGTGGGGTGCTCGGCGGCGGGCGGGGTGACGGGCTGGGTGACCTGCTACGGGCTGCCCGCGACAAGGCCAGTGACGTCATCACCGGCGTCAAGGACTTCGTCTCGGATCCCGGTGGGACGCTGCGGAAGCTCGCCAACAACCTGATCAAACTGGTGCCGGGTGGGGCGACGGACTTCGGTCGAGTCATCACAGCGGTGCCTCGCCGGATCACGGACGCCCTAGTCGACAAGGTGTCCGGGCTTTTCGGCGGACCGGACGGTGGCCCCGGCAACGGTGCGTCGCCGTTCGGCGGTAGCGCAGGCATGATGCGGGTGCTGCGGCAACAGTTCCCCGGTTTGCGGCTCATCAGTGGGTTCCGGCCCGGAGCGATGACCTTGACCGGTAACCCCTCCTACCACGGGCGGGACCGGGCGGTGGACCTGGAGCCGATTCGGGCGGTCGCCGAGCACATCTTCCGTTCCTTCCGTTCGATCACAAAGGAACTGATCACCCCGTTTCCCGAGTTCAACCTGCTGAACGGTCGCCCCCACACGTACCGGGGCGCGGTGTGGAACCAGCACAACTTCGCGGGAGGCAACGCCCACAGCCACTGGGCGGCCCGGCTCGGCGGGTTGGTGCCCCGGCTGCCGGTCGGGTCATACGACTCCGGCGGGCATCTACCCACCGGTCTGTCGCTCGCCTTCAACGGCACCGGCCGTCCTGAGCCGGTCGGGCACGGGCTCGGCACCACGGTCGTCGTGCACAACAACGGGGTGATCGGGTCGCGGCGTGAACTGGACCGGTGGCTGGTCGACTCGTCCACCCGGCTTCGACGTGAACGGAAGCTGCCCTAACCACGCGGGGGGTGAAGGTGGCGGTACGCGGCTACCAGCTCGCCCTGGACTGGGCCCGGCAAGGCACCTACACCGGCCCGTACGACGACGTGACCTCCGCCGTGGACAACGACGAGATCCTGGTGTCGTACGGTCGGGACCAGTCCACCGCCACCTCCCGTGGCGTTGCCGGGAAGCTGGCCTTCTCGCTGAACAACCGGGAGCGTCTGTACTCGTACGAGAACCAGGCGTCCCCGTTGGCGGGCAGGTTCGTGCCCGGCACCCCCACCCGGTATGAGGTCACCAGCGAAGGCAGCATCTACACGCTGTTCGCCGGGGTGCTCGACGATGTCACCTCCGATCCTGGGTCGGCGGCCCGCACCGTGTCGGGGGAAGCCCTCGATCTGTGGGGACAGTTGGGTGACCAGGAGATGTCCACCCCCGTGTATCGGGGGGTGCGTACCGGCGAAGCGATCGGCCTGATCCTCGACGCCATCGGCTGGACCGGCGGCAGGGACCTCGACCCGGGGGCGACGCTGCTGCCGTGGTGGTGGGAGGAAGACACCGACGCCGCTACCGCCGTGGACCGGCTGATCGCGGCTGAAGGGCCGCCCGCTGTCGCCTACGTGCAGGGCGGCACGTTCGTGTTCCGGGACCGTCACCACCGGCTCGTCCGCCCGACGTCCACCACCTCGCAGGGCCTCTTCACGCACATTGAACCCGCAGGCAGCGGCCCGGTCGGGGACTACAAGGTGGAGAAGGGGTCGGTCAGATACGACCACGGTCTCAAGGACATCGCGAACTCGGTGACCTTCACTGTTGACCAGCGGGTCGCAGGTGATGTGGCGGAGGTGTGGGCGTCCGAGGACACCCTGACGGTCGACTCGGGGCAGACCGTTACCGTGTTCGCGCAAGCCGCTGACCCGTTTATCAACGCGATCACCCCGGACCAGGCCGTGGACGTGGCGGTGGCGTCGGGTGTGGTGTCAGTGGCTTTGTCCCGCACATCAGGCCAGTCGGTGATTCTGTCCGTGACCGCTACCTCCGGTCCGGCGGTGGTGACGCGGCTTGCGGTTCGCGCTAACCCGATCGTGGTGTCCCGGACCGTCAAAGTGGTGGTGGAAGATCCGGCGTCGATCTCCCTGTTCGGCAGACGCACCTGGCCTGGGGACCACGGGCAGGCCGGGCCGGAGGACGCGCAGGCGGTGGCCCGGCGGATCATCGCCACCTACGGGCAGCCGCGCCCCACCGTCACCTTCTCGATTCCGTACGTGCACGGCGGGCCGATCCCGGTGCGCTATCTGCGGCAGATTTTGCAGCGGCGCATATCCGACCGGGTCACAGTGCGGATTGACCCGATCGGCATCAACCAAGATTTCACCATCGAACAGATCACCCACAAAATCCGAAAGCATGGGCTGATTCACCGGGTGGAGTTCGGCTGCCAGGTGGTTGATCCGGTGCAGCCGTCCAACGAGCTGACGTTCGATGTGGCCGGGAAGGGCTTCGACCAGGGCTCGTTCGGCGTGGACGGTATCGACAACCCGAACACCATGTTCCGGTTTGACGTGCCCGGCCAAGGATTCAACGAGGGCGTGTTCGCCAACTGATGAAGGGACTGTCTGTGGCTGTGTCGGCCGTGTACTACAACTGGGGCCGCTGGGTGGTGGACTGCCCGGTGTCGCCGTGCGCCGACGCCCGCGCGGTCACACCGGGGCAGACGCAGATGGTGTGCAACAACGGGCACACCTTCAACGTGAACTGGCCGCCGGAAGATCTGGCCGCACAGATCGTGGCCGTTCTGGCGGAACGGCCGGAGCGGTGGCGGTCTTGGTTCCCGGCGGATCATCCGCTGGCGGTGGCGACCGGGCAGCCACATGGGCAGACCGTGGAGGAGTTGCGGGCCGAATCGGAGTGGCTGCGCAGCCAGTCGAACCCGGCACCGTCGCCGGCTGCTGGTCAGCCTCCGCTCGCGGAGATGCTATCCGCGTATGGGCTTGCTCTCGGAGATGATGGCACGACCCTGCGGAGGCTGTGATGGCGTGGTCGACGCCCCTTACCGCAGTGTCGAACGCAACGTTGACGGCTGCACAGTGGAACGCGAGCGTGCGGGACAACCTGTTGGAGACGGCACCGGCCAAGGCCACCACCGCTGGCCGCCTGTTCGTGGCGACCGGTGCGAACGCGGTCGCGGAGCGGGCCGTCGGCTCGGGATCCGTGGTCACCTCGGAAACGACCACCAGCACCACGTTTGCCGATCTCGCCACCGTCGGCCCGTCGTGCACCATCACCACCGGCTCGACGGTGATCGTCATCCTGTCCTGCTACTCGCACAACTCCGCCGCGACCTTCGACTGCCAAATGTCGGTGCAGGTCAGCGGCGCGTCCAGCATCGCCGCTGATTCCGCGATTGCGCTGGTCAACGACAACGCAATCAACGTGGACCCGATGCAGATGTCGTTCGTGTTCCCGCTGACTGTGACGCCGGGCAGTAACACGTTCACGTCCAAATACAAGGTCAGCGGCAACACCGGCACTTTCCAGCGCCGACATTTGGTTGTTCTGCCCTTCGGCTGACCGTCAACCCTTCGTCGCTAATCGTCTCGCCATCCCTGATCGGAGAATTGTGACTTCGACCTCCCCTGCTCTTTTTGCGTTTGCTCATCCTGACGATGAGCTGTTGGCCGCTGGCGTCGCCATCGCCGAGCACGTTGCGGCCGGTCAGGATGTGCACGTTCTGTGGCTGACTCGTGGAACGGCATCTTCAGTCCGCAACATGATCAATGGTGGTACTACCTCGACGTGGTGGGGCGTCGCCCACGACCTGGAGACGGAGGGCTACCAGCCGCTCAGCCCCGAGATGTTCGGCGCGGCCCGGATCGCGGAGGGCACGGCGGCGGTGCGCTGCCTGGCCAGCGGCTATCCCGGAAGCATCACCATCCACGAGGCGGGCCTGCTCGACGGGCAAGTAACGCAGGCTAGCGCGCGGACCTCGATCGAGGCGGTGTGCGACACCATCGCCCCGGGTGGTCCGGTGCGGATCAAGACGCACAGCGCGGTGGTGGACAACAACGCCGACCATGTTGCGATTGGGAAGGCGGTCACGGCGATGGCCGCTGCCGATCCGACGCGCTGGGCGGGGCCACGCCACTACATCCTGCCGGACTACTGGGCGGACTCTCGCCTCAGCCAGGTGGCGGAGATGGTGGACTTGCCCACCGACATTGGTGTCACCAGGCGCGTGCTCAACGCGGTCAGGGCGTACGAGGCGTGGCAGCCGCAGTCCGGCGCGTATGCCATCGGTTGGCACAGCGTCCCTGGAATGTTCAGCGCGCTCCAGTCGACCCCGAAGTGCCTCTACCACGCCTGATCGGAGGTACCGATGCGAGTGCAGGGCATTCCGTTCGCGCAGGGCCGCAACGACTACGGGCCCCTCGATCCGTCTGGCATTGCCATCCACAACACCGCCAACGACGCCACCGCCGAGCAGGAAGCAAGCTACGCCACCCGCCGAACGGACGGCGTCGGCTCGCACTTCTACGTGGACTCCAACTCGGTTGTGCAGTCCATCGACACGGACCGGCGCACCGGGCATGCGGGCTCCCGCAACGGCAACCACAACTCAATCGCGGTCGAGATCACCGGCACCAACAGCAAGTCGCGGGCGTGGTGGCTCGACAACGTGGACTGGGATGGGCTCGCCCAGGTGCTCGCCGTGGTCTGCCGTGAGTACGACATCGAGCCCCGCCGGGCCACCGTCGCCGAGATGAAGCGCAACCCGAAGGTGCGCGCCTTCTACGGGCACAACGACATGCGGTTGGCCTGGGGTGGCACCACCCACACCGACCCCGGCGACAACTTCCCGTGGGATCACCTGCTCGCCAAGGTCAAGCAGGCCATGAACGGAGATGATGACATGCCCAGCGCAGACGAGATCGCGACCGAGGTGCTTGGTCGCCGCTACCGCGACTACAACCTGCCGTCGGTGAAGGGTGAGCCGCAGACCCGTCCGGTGTCGGCGATCCTGATGGACGCCCGCACCGATGCGGCTCGTGCTCGCGCGGATGCGGCGGCGATCCGTGTCGAGGTCGCCGCGATGCGGTCCGTCGTCGAGGCTCTGGCGGCGGCAATCCAGGCTGGTGGCGGGTCGGTGGACACGGCGGCGATCCTCGCCGGGGTGGCCGTTCAGGTGGGTGAGGCGGTGGAGCAGATTACTGCCGACACTCGTGATGCGGTGGCGGATCTGGGTGAGGGTGGTGCGGAGCAGGTGCGAGGAGAGCAGGCCTGACCGGTCCACGCGCAAACCGTCGTCTCGGGGCGATTCTGGCAAGCTGGCGCGCGCCCGAAGGAGGCGGGGGAACCCCCTTGGCGCATGTTCTCAAGGCGGGGGCAGTGATCCGTGACATTCTGCTGGCCATCTACGCAGTCGGCTGGCTCGTGGTCCTGATAGTGACTGTGTGGCGCACAGGGAAGGTGCCGGCCGAACTGTGGGGGGCGCTCGGCCTGGGCGTCGGCGCGATTCTGGGGCTGTTTCCCCGCCCATCTTCTGACGGCGGGAGTCGCCGTGATCGAGCCGGCGACGAGCCGGAGGCTGTGGAGGGTCGGCGTGACTGAACTGGTTGAGGCGATCGCCTACCTCGTGTTGGGGTTCATTGTGGGCTGGGCGACGCCGTTGGCGATACGTCGGGAGCGACGATGAGGCGTCTGCTGCGGTTGGTGTTGAGCCGCCGTGTCCTGGGGTTGCTGCTGGTGGTGGCGTCGGGTGTGGCGGTGTGGCAGTCGTATGCGACGACTCACCGGCAGGCCGAGTTCGTGCAGCGGCAGGCCGAGTTTTCGGAGTGTCAAGCTGAGGTGAATGCGGCGCTGATCGCGTCGTTGGAGGACAGCCGGCAGGCGGCGGCGCAGGAGCGTGCGGCGACGGATGCGGTGTATCGGGCGATCCGTGAGGATCCGCGTGCCTACGACGAGGCGATCGACGGGTATTTCCGGGAGCGGGCGCAGGCTGATGCGCGGCGGGCGGCGAATCCGCTGCCGGAGCCGCCGACGAGTCACTGCTGACGTTGTCGTCGGCTTTCAATCTTGCGGCCTGATTTAAAGCATCGGGCCGTTTCCTTTACTTTTCAAGATCACCCCTTGGAGGGGTCATGAACGATGTCCCTGCCCTGCCGGTGTACGGGTTCGCTCCGAACCTCGGTGGGCTCCTGTCCCTAGCCATCACGATCGTGCTGCCGATCCTCGTCGGCCTGGTCACGCGCCATTCGACGTCGGCGGGTGTGAAGGCGACGCTGCTGCTCGCTCTGTCGGCGGCGAACGCGATCCTCAGCGCGTGGTTGCAGGCGGAGAACACGAACGCGGTGTTCGAGTGGATCCCGGTGGTGTACTCGACGGCGGTGAACTTCGTGATCGCCGTGGCCGTGCACTTCGGCCTGTACCGGCCCACGGGTGTGTCGGATGCGGCGCAGAACAGTCTCGTCAAGGACCGGGCCGGCAACACGGAGAGGTGGTCTGGTGTCTGACGGCGAGCGGGTCGAGCTGGCGAAGCTGGCCTACCGGGCGTACGGCGCGGTGACCGGATTTAAGAACTTCCAGGGGAATCCGATGCCGGCGTGGGATGACCTGCCGGAGACGATCCGTGAGGCGTGGGCTGCGGCGGCTGAGGCTGTCCGCGACGTGACCCGCTGACTGCTTCCCTGGTCTGGCGTCGTTTCCCTGCTCCCCAGCGGCGACGCCACGATGACCCCGGCCCCTCCCCTGCCCATGTGGCGGGGTTGAGGGGCCGGGGTCTTTTCGCGTATCCAGGGTCAGCCGTCGGTGAGATCCACAGCGGGCCAACCTTGCCGCACGTTCAGCTTCATGTGTGGGTAGTGAGCCTCGATCCGTGGGGCGTCCCGCTCCGGATGGGCCACTTCGACCTCTACGTGCTCGCCCATCTCAGGGACCAGCCCGTGGATAAGGACGCCACGGCGTTGCCAGTAGGGGCGGTCCTCGAAGATTCGTTGCACCCATCCGTTGATGGTGGCTGCGGAGTGCCGCGCGTCCACGAAGCGTAGTTTCATGTTTGGCACCAGTGACCGGATCTCGGCGTCGAAGCCGTGTGTGGGGATGCGGTGAACGTCTACCGCTTGGCCGGGTAGGTCGAGGGCAACGCCGGCATGCGCGTGTGACCAGTGGGCGTTGGCGTGGTCGTCGATGACGGTGGCGGCGGCCATCACCTCGTCTTGGCCCGGCCAGTACGACTGTTCAGGGTCTGGCGTGCTGGTCGCGGTGGATGGCTGAGGTGCGGCTGACGCGTCCGGTGTCGTGCATGCTGCGGGTAGGGCCAGCAGCGGCAGAACGATCAGGGCGGTGACGTGTTGACGCATGGTCGGGACCTCCTGACAGCGCACCACCTGGGGCGCTGCAAGGGTTAACGACTGGGATGACTTCGTGTCGCCGGTTCTCTGGTTGTGGTGTCCGGGCCCGGACGTGTCGGTGGCCTGCTGTTCCCGGCACCCCACCGCCGCTCGGGTGTGGCCGGTGCCGTTCGGAGTGGCCTCGCCGACACGTTGAGGATGCCCGATCAACACGACATGCGAGGCATCGATCATGTCGCCTGTGGATAACCTGCCGGCGGACTGTGTATAACTCTCGTGTCAGGCAGGACGTGTGGTAGCAACTGCCAATCAGCGCGGCACCGGCGGAGGGTCAGTGACGTGGGACCAGGTGACACCATGGATCGCCTCACGGATGGTGTCCTCGCCAACCCCGTATGCTGCCGCAAGAGCACGTTTCGTCTCACCCGCTACATACCGGCGGCGGGCCTGCGCAACCACTGCTTCGTTCAACTTACCTACCCTGCGAGCCCGGTTCGGGTTGGGTTTCAGAGGCAGCGGCGGCGGATCCGTGAGAGACGACCACGTTTTGCCATAGACGGCAGCGGCGATCGTGCCGCTACCAACCCCGTAGTGGCGGGTGAGGGCGCTGATCGAGGTTCCGTTGGCGACAGCGCGGCGGCAGTCCGCTACGTCGGCTGCGCTCAGCCTCTTGCCTGCTCCTCGGCGGTGTTGGCGAATCTTGGACGCGTTGTGCCCGTAGCGGGCAAGCCGGGCATAAAGCCCGGAGACTCTGACGCCCAACACCTCGGCGATGTAGGAGATTCGGATCTTTCGTTGATGGTGGTAGCTGACGACCAGGGCTGCCAACCGGACCGCGTCTGCTCGACGTGGATCGCTTGCCGGAGTTGATCCTCTGATCGAAGCGGTGGCCTGCTGAAGCGCCTTGAGTTCGTCGACCTCGGCCATGGTAAGGGGTTGGCGAGGCGAAGCCATGTCAGGCGGCTGCCAGTGGGGCGGGGTTGGGATTGCGATGTCGTCGACGGCGGGCTGGGGGAAATTTGAGCGGTTGAGAATGGCGTGGATGGCTTGCCTGGTGACGCCGACCGCGCAGGCTAGTGCGCTGCCCGTCCACCCGATGTCGCGCGCCTTCTGGAGGACTACCGCCAGTCGTGGGTCTTTCCGCGCGCGCATGGATCTCAGCAGCGTGGCGAACTCTTCGGGTACCTCTTGTCCTTTGATGCGAATCGGGCCGGTCTTCTGCTTCTTGCTTAAGTGGTCAGCGCCCATCAGGTGTCCTGCCGGCCGGCTTTGATGAGCTGTCCGACGCGCTGTTGCGTGCCGAGCCCGGTGCTCTCAGCGATCTCCGCTTGAGTGGCTCCGTCCTGGTTCATGCGGTCCAACTGCTGGCCCCGTAGGCGCTTGATGTCGGAGACGAGCTGTTCGTAGCGGCGCTGCTCGGCGGTGAGGCGGGTGTAGCAGACGAGCGGGTCGGGTTCGGCCACGAGGATGTCTCCGACGGTCGCGTCGAGCAGTGCGGCGGCTTCCTGCGGTTCGATGTCGTATCCGTTGGTGCTCACGCTGGCTCCTTAGTGGGCGTCGAGGCCGTACTGCTCGCACACGTCGGCGGGCAGGTAGTCGGGGAGTCGGATGACGACTTCATAGGTGGCGTCTTCGGTGGTGAGGCCAGCGGCTTCGTAGTCGGCCGTCAGTTCGGCGAGGTTGATGCCGTACCGGTTGAGGATGTCGGCAAGTTCGACGGTGGGGATGTCGGTACCGGTTTCGCGGGCGGCGGCGATGCGGTGGGAGCCTGTGATGGCCTGCGGGTCGGCGTCTTCGTCGGTGATGACGACGATGGGTGCGCCGTTCCATCCGTTGGTGTTCATGGAGGCGACCAGGGCGTCGAGTTTGGTGTCGTCGTGCGCGTCGTGCCAAGCGGCGATGCGGTGGGGGTTGACGGTGGTCGACTCAGCCATAACCAAAGGATACAACCCTAGGCTTGTGAAAACAAGCCTAGGGTTGTTGGATCGCCCTGACCGTACGGATCAAGCGTCGCCCGCAGCGGGCATACCTCCGAGCCGGAACGCGGCCAGCCGTGCCGCCGCCGCTGCTTCCCGCCGCATGCGCTCATGCCACGCCCACCACAGGACACCGCACGGGCCGACCGGCGGGCAGTTAATGCAGCGGCCCATGGTGCCGTCGGCGCGGGCCTGGTGGACGCGGATGGTGCGGATGGTGGCTGCCCACACCTCGCCCGCCGAGAGCGACTCGTCGACCTTGCTCATCCTCGCCGCCCTTCCGCGTGCTCCCGTAGCGCCGTCACCGACACCTGCCCTTCGATGCACGGCTCGGGGCAGTCGTCCAGGGCGCAGCCGGGGAGGTGGCCTCGCAGCCACACCATCCCGCCGACCGGCTGAGAGTAGACGCGGACTACGACAACCATCAGTTCGTCGGACGGCAGCCGCGTTGGGGTGTTAGGGCAGTCCCGCCACTCTCCTGGTTGTAGGCGTAGGAGGGCGCCGGTGGGTATGTGGGGCAGGTCGTCGGTGGTCACCGCCGAATGCTCCCGTGACGGTACGACCGATTTGAGACACGGCGTGTGCTGTCGTCGGCCGCTTTGTCGTCGTAGCGGCGTGAGGCGTCGTTTGAGGTTCGCTGTTCCATGAGCCACCTCCCACGGAGAGGCGCGGCGGGCCGGGGAGGCTGGGGATGGCTCAACCCGGCCCGCCGCGCTGTCGGGGCGGCAGCAAATGTCGGGTGCCTGCCGCCCCTGACCGGTGAGGGGTGATCTCGGGGATTCACCGCTTTAACCGGCCTGGCTTTTCGTCGCTATTGATCGGCGACACAACTGATCGTGCCCTATAAGCTGTGCAGACGACAGATGTTCACTGTGGATACACGCATCTGTGCACACGCTGGGGGGCGTATATGGATTCGTTCGGGCATGTTCTCAGGCGGCATCGGGAAGCGCGCGGCTTGTCGCAGCGCGGTTTCGGGAAACTCGTTAATTTCAGCTTTAGTCTGGTTTCGCAGATTGAGCGTGGTGTGCGTGTGCCGTCAGAGGATTTTGCTCGCGCGTGCGACCGCGTCTTGCAGACTGGCAACATATTGATGGTTGCCTACGAGCGGGAGACGGGTGGAGCAGAGATGCGCAGACGAACCATGCTGAGAACCATGAGCGCCCTCGCAGGATCAGCGGCAGTGCCGGCGGTCGGATTGGAGGCGCTACGCCACGGCCTCGGTGTCGCCGCCGGGAACACGGACGAGTGGGCGGACATCATCGCCCGCTACGGCATTGACTACTACCGGCTGCCACCCGACGAACTGATACGTAACCTGCGCTCGGATTTGGAGGTGCTACAGCACCAGATTGCCGCCGCAGACGGGGCCCTGCGGCAACATCTTCTCGGTGTGGCCGGGCTGCTGTCGATGATGGTGGCGTTAGAGCGGGTGTCAGCCGGGGAGCGGGTGGCGGCGCACAGATGGTGGCAGTCGGCGCGGCGGCTGGTGGCTGAGTCGAGCGACCAGGGGGCGCGTCTGTGGGTGCAGGGCTGGAGCACGGTGATTGGCTGCTACGACGGTTCCACTGTCGCGGCGCTGCCGCAGTCGGTGAACGCTCTGCCGACGTTGGCGGTGCCGTCTGCGGCCGGGTGTCAGGTGTTGGGCGGGTACGCGCAGGCGTTGTCTCTCGCCGGTCGGCACGATGAGGCGGTCAGTGTGGTTCGGCGACTCGCCGACATGGCCGAGCGACTACCGGCGGACACCCCGGACGGGGCGAGCGTGTGGGGCTGGTCGGAAACCAGGACCGCGCACACCATGTCTTGGGTGCTGACGCACGCCGGCCAGCATCGTGAGGCTGAGCGGGCGCAGGACCAGGCGGTGTCCCTGTATCCGGCGGCGCAGGTGCGGCTACGCAGCTTGGTGGAGTTGCATCGGGCTGCGGGCATGGTGCGGGCCGGGGATGTGTCTGGCGGGGTCGCCTATGCGGGCGACGTGTTGGATGCTCTGCCGGTGAGGCAGCATGACCAGTTGGTTCGGTTTGTGACCGGACGGGTGGTGGATGCGGTGCCGGGGTCGGTGCGGTTCAAGCCGGAGGTGCGGGATTTGGCGGTGCGGGCGGCCTGACGCCTTCTTGGAGACGGTGAGGCCCGGACGGAGCGGGGAGGCTGTCCGGGCCGTTTGCTGTCGGGTTCCTGGTTGACGCCATCCACCCGCCGTGGCGGACGGTGATCGAGCATGTTCGACTGGTACAACCTTCCGGTCAATCAGGCCGGAAGGAGCCAGCATGCCGTGGGTCAAGGCGCACACCCGTCGGGGACGTAAGGTCCGGGCCCACTATCGGGTGGCGTCGCGGTGGTGGTTCGGGTTGGGCATCATCCTGCTGGTTCTGGTGGCGGGGTTGCAACGTCAGCACGGCTGGTGGTGATGTCCTGGGCGGCGTCGAGTTCCGCTGACCACTGCGCCGCCTCGTTGAGGTCGACTTCGCCGCGTAGGTAAGCCTTGTAGGGGCCGAGGTGGCGGGTTACGACCACAACCACCCCGGCCTGCAAAGGATTCGCCCCCACCAGGTCAGGCTACCGGCGTGCCTGGTGGATGCGCTTCGCCCACGCATCACCCCGAACGGTCGCCTCCCACGTCGGCTCGCCTGCCCGTTTCACCCGGCACACCGCGCGGGCAAGCCGGTCAACGTCCCCTCCACCGGTAAGCACGTGGTAGGCGTATCCGGCGATCCGTTCGGCGGCGATGGCCTCGGCCGAGGCATAGGGGCGGGTGTGCTGGGTGCCGCAGGCATGCACCTGGTCCGGGTTGTCGTGGTCGCAGATCAGCCACAGCCAAGGCGCGACGGTCATCGGCGGGACCTCTTCCGTGTGCTGGTGCGGCGGCGCGGGCGGCGGTTGCTGGTACGCAAGCGGCCCCACAGGGCGAGAGCCCACGCGATGGAGGCTAGGGCGGCGGCGTTACGGGGCTCGTCCCAGCCGGTCCAGGCGTTCCTGCCGAGCCACCACAGCAGGGCCCACAGCAGCAGCCACAGGCCAGCCCAGGCTGCGATGGTGGTTCGGTGTTTCATCCACCAGCGGTTGAGCTGCGGTGGGGGCGCGGTGCGGCGGTTGCTGGTACGCAAGCGGCC